TTGCTGGAGGAAACTATGTAAAGATTCCTCCAACGTATCCACCCTACCATAAGTGATGCATTTTGCACTAATTAATGGAAGACTCATTATATAGATGTTACTTTCAAGAATCTTTCAGCATCTGCAGGATCTAAATAGATCTCAGACTGGAAAGTGTTTCTCTCTCTCTTGTATCCTTTAATCTTGTTAGTCTTGATGTCTACATCAGGAACCTGTTGAGCTCTCTCATGAAGATCATCTAGTAACACTAACACTCTACCATCTTCTATAGTGATGCTTCTCACCACCTTGTTGATGTTAAAACTGTCCCTGAATTCTTTAAATTCTGGATTCTCAGGGGTTCCAGATACTAACTCCTTACGAGTGTAGAAAAATTGATTTTGCATATTTGGTTTATTTTTTTCCGTATTCTAATTCCAGGATTTTACCCACAACATCACTTCTGTGGTTGTGCTTAAGCATTCTGTATTTTACATCATCAGGAAGCTTTTTAGACAGCTCTATAGCATATCTAAGGCCATTATCTCCTGTTCCTCTGATATCTGTTTGTTCCAGATCACCATTGATTATAATCTTACCAGTCTTACCTAGCCTTGTGATGATAGCAAGCATTTCAGCTTTTGTGAGATTCTGAGCCTCTTCAACAATAAGAATATCATCAATTGTCTTACCACGGATGAACTGTACAGGTAGTGCTTTAACTTTTTCATCGTTTATTAGTTGTTCTATTTTTACCTTGTCATAGCATTTCAATAGGTTCTCCTTGAAAGCTTCAAGGTAAGGATCAAACTTCTCATTAAGACTTCCTGGGAGAAAGCCTAATGAATGTCCCACCTCAACAGCAGCCCTTGTAACAAGGATTTGATCACATTGCTTCTTAAAAAGGAAATCCAATCCACACTGTGCACTTACAAGACTCTTACCACAACCTGCTCTACCAGTCACTACAACTATCTGATGGTCAAGAATAAGTCTTTTCACTTCCTTTTGCTCATCGTTAAGAGTGATGTTGTATTTTATATCATTCTTACGTTCTCTGTTTGGTTCTTTCATAACTCAAATTTAATTCCATGGGATGTAATACCAAGATCAAACTTTCCATCTAACACACATGTTGCATTAGAAAACACTGTAGGAGTCATAGAGAAATGACTCACTCCTTGATTGAAGCATCCTGGAGAATCATGGATGTGTCCAAACAACATATACTTAGGCTTCACCTTTAACACAGCTTTCATTAGAGCACCATCACCACAATATTCCAATCTACCCTCTCTATCATGAGAAAGATCTCTAATACCCTTAGGAGGACCATGTACAATAAGTACATCTGTATCCATAGGAATATGATCCCAAACTCTATTGATAGTTTCTCTGCTCTTCATAAAAGCCCAGTCACCAAACTGTGGTGTGTGAGGAGATCCCCAAAACTTAATCCCATCAATAGTGGTGGCTGCATTTTCAAGATAGGTGATACCTGCTGCATGAAAATCTGCTGGTGTAACTCTATTTCTTTCTATGGAAGTAGAATGATTTCCTGCAACAAAAATCTTATGTTTTACTTGGACATTTTTGTACCATTCAATAAAATCACGACACTCTTTTTCATTTCTATCAACATCTCTATAGTTTGATTCATCTCCAGAGTGAACTACTACATCAGTATTTTCAAATATACTATTTGGAAGTTGATGATGAAACCCATGAGTATCAGATATATGAAGAATTTTCATAATTAATTTTTTATTAATTTATCATATACTTTTATAATCCAATTTTTAAAATCATCAAGATTATTATTTAATTTAGCTGTATTACATTGCGTACAGCAAGATACTACATTTTCTTGAATATATCCTTTAGAATTATCTACTCTATCAATACCATTGTAAAAAATAGAATACTCTTCAGAATTATTTACAGCATATTGTACTTTATTTTTTTTATTAATCCTATTTCTTAATCTTGCATTATATATATTAGAAGGAGGATTGTTACAATAAAAACAGTTTCCTCTTAATAACTTTATAATCTCATCATAAGTTAAAGTACATTCAATTTTTCTTTTTTTAGCCTGAGATATGTAGTTACTTGCTTTTGCTCTATAAGAAGCTTCTTCTGGAGAATATTTTTGATTAGCATGTGGTTTTGAAACAAAATTTTTACAACCACAATTATTTACTTGTCCAGATAAAAGATAAGTTAACTTTACTTCTCTTGTTTTACCACAAATACATTTACATAAATATGTATTGTTATAGTTTTTAGAACCTAAATACTCTGTAATAACAAGATCTCCAAATATTGATCCAATAGGAATTGACTTTTTCATGTTTTTTTGTAAAGCTACAAACAAAAAATCATAATTCCAAATTTTATGATACTTTTTTTTAAAATTTATTTAGATAATCTGTATATTGCAAATTTAGTTATTTATTGTATTTTTTCCTAAGTTCTAGGATTTTCTGTCTAACAAGATCAGTTAGAAACCCTCTAGTCTTATTATCATGGCATTCTAAACAGACTAACATGATATTATCCTCCTCTTTAGCAAGGTCAGGATATTTACTCTTCTCTAACAGATGGTCAAACATGTAAGAAAGTGGCTCTTTTCCAAGCCACTTTCCACAGTTTTCACAATCATGTTTCTGTCTGTTCTTCCAAATATGTAAGAAAAACTCATGTAGATCGGATTTTTTTCCACTATTCGATGATTTTCTGACATTTTTTTCCAGAATAACAGTTTTACGAAGAGCTTTTCTTGGTTTATGCAGGAAGCAATATTCACTCTCTGCATTCTTTCCACAAGTTTTGCACTTCATTTTACTAATAATTACCAGTTATTAACTCATATTCAAAATCATAATTTTCTTTTTCAAAATCAGATTTATTACCTTCTTTTATAACTTTACAGATAGCTTTTGCATCTTCAATAATCCTCTTCCAATTTCCTCCTGTTCTAGAAACTCCAGGTTGGCTTAATTCAAGTTTTTTTAATTCTTGTTTAGGTAAAGATTTATTTACTTGAACCAAGATTGCAATTGGATCATTATATGCAAATCCACTATCGTAATCTAAAAATAGTATTTTCATTTTACTTTGTTATAGGTTTTAAAGGATGCTCTAGAGTTATACATATCAATAAGAAAGTTTATCTTTTCCTTCCAGGCCTGATATACCTTCTTCTTACGCTTATCAATCTTCTCTCCTTCTACAAAAAGTTTTTCTATTTCTTCATGAAGATCCACTAGATTAACATATTGCTTCTTAAATAGATTAAGATCATCATCGTCTATTGATAGTATTAATTTGCTCATACGTTTATAGATTTAATTCCTGTTGAACCAAACCCTTTTTCTCCTCTTTCTGTTTGTTCTAAATCATCTGTTTCTATAAATATTGCTTGGACTACTGGAGTAATTTTACCTTGAGCTATTCTATCTCCTACTTTAATAATATAAGGAACTCTTTTATCAGAATTAAGATCAATATTATCTACAATTATACCAACCTCTCCTCTAAAATCACTATCAACTGTTCCAGGAGAGTTAGAAATTCTAAGTTTTGTTTTAACACTTACTCCTGATCTAGGAACTATTTGTAATTCATATCCTTGAGGAATTTCAAACGATAATCCTGTTTTTAAAATCTTAGTTTCTCCAGGATAAATTTCTGTATGCTGAATTGCATGAATATCAAATCCTGCAGCCCCAGAAGTTTGATACTTAGGAATAATTGCATCTGAATGCAACTTTTTAATTTTTACAAACATATTGTTCTTTTTGATTTAATAAATTTAATAATAATAATTTACATTTCTCTTTATCATTAGACCATTCTAATAACTGTTCATATGATACTTTGTTGTTTTCAAATGCCCAGAGTGTAGCATTCCCAAACTGTTTATGTATCCATCTATGATCACTTTCAGAAATAATACATAAGTTCTCAGGAACATTATTATAAATATTACAATCTTTATGATGTATACAATAACCTTTTGGAATTTTACTTATACCAAGAGTTTCAAAAGTAATATAATGATGCTCCTTTACACAACCTATTTTAGGATAATGATTTATTCTATATCCATCCTTATCATATTGTTTACCTCTATAATTAGGATTTTTGTCTCCTTTGTAGTAATTTTTTTTAAATTCTGTAGAACACTTCATAGAACAAAAGATACCCATGTTTCTATTGTATCTTTTTACTGCAGAAGGTTTTAGATAAAATTTCTTACCACAATTTGTACAAGTACAATTAGATGTATTTAAAGATTTTCTATAAGAAGAATAACAATCCATACTACAAGCTATATATTTTTTTGCTCTGCTTGGAGAAACAATTTCTTCTTTTCCACATTGTTTACATTTAACAGTTTCCATAATTAAGTGGGATTTATTGACAAATATATGTAAAAAATCAATAAATCCCACAAAATTTATGTTAATTAATTGTTAAATTTGTTCACTGGTAGCATCTTCTTCGATTTTAATTTCTGTTTGGTTAATTTTGTTTAAAATACGTTCCTTAATTGAGTCATAAAATTCCTTATTATCCATGAGCATTATCTTAAATTCCTCAAGATCATACTTAACATCATCGATAGTCATAGTTTTACCATATTTTCTACCAACTTCATGTTCGTTAATTAGGTCCATTAATTCCCCTAATTTATCAATACCCTGGCCATAAACAATCTCAAACTGAGATAGTCTATAAGGAGGACTCATCTTGTTCTTGATAGCTTTCACCTTGGTTAGATTACCGTAGGTTACATCACCTTCTTTAGCAAGGCTTCTAGAAACCTCTATACGAACATCTGAATAGAATTTCAGAGCATGACCTCCCTGTGTTGTAGTGGGATTACCAAACATCACACCAATCTTCTCACGATACTGACTAATAACAATAACACACACATTGTGTTGAGACAGAGCACCTTTTAGCTTTGGATAGGCGTTGCTATTAAGGAGAGCCTTCTTACCAATAGCTGAATCACCCACCTCACCATCTAAGACCTTCTTAGGAATAAGACTTGAATCTGAATCTATAATCACCATATCAATGGTTCCAGTCTCAATCATTTCCATAGCAATGTTAAAACCTTCCTCACCGCATGATGGTTGAGCAATCAGCATCTTAGTGGTATCTACACCAAGAGCTTCAAAATACTTCTTATCAACAGCATGCTCACCATCTATATATAGAACAACACCACCTTTCTTCTGACACTCTGCTACAGCATGACCACAAATTGTTGACTTACCTGTACCTTCCCAACCCATCAATTCATACATCTTACCCTTCACAAATCCACCAGTACCTAATGTGAAATGATCAAACCCAATACTTCCTGTACTGAAAGCATCATAGTGACCATTTGTTTTGTTGTCTAGTGTAAGAACTGTACCTACACCATAAGTTTTGTTAAGTTTGTCCAGTGCTTCCTGGAACTTACTTTTGCCCTCTGTGGGGACTTCTTTTGCTTTTGCCATATTTTAGTTGATTTTTACAAATTTACAAAATTGTCTTCGTTCTAGCAAAAAAATAAAGCCCCAAAGTAGAAACTTCAGGGCTAATCATTAATCACTAAAAACAAAAACAAAAACCAATTATCTGTTATTCTTTATAGAATAATAAATGCTGTTAATGATATACTGTACTAAGTTATCGTGTTTCATTATTCAATACTGCAATTAGAGCCACTACAAGCAACAACCTGACCAAATTCTACATTATCATCTATCTCCATAACCTTTGTAAGATCAAGAGTTTTCAATGCAGAAATACGTGTGTTGTATTCTTCCTCTGTAATGTCTTCAAAAGGAGCTTGTTGATAACTTCCTCCCCAATAAGGCAATACACTAAGGCCATTATACACTTCTCTGTTCTCCCACATCCATTTACCTACATGTTCCCATTCATTTACAGTGTTATCAGTGATAACTCCATCAACCATATAAGATTCTCCATATTTTCTATCAGCATCAATAGAAATTGTAGCACTAACATTATGTGTGTTATCACCTTTAACATGGCCTGATTTTACCCATTCTGTAGAGAACTTCTTAACACGTTCAAGAGTGTCAATAGCTGTCTCAGTTCTAAAGATAGAACCTTCTGGAGCCTTAATAGGGATTCTTACACACAATGTATCATTAGGACGAAGAACATCATCTTCACATAACTCTGGATGATTCACTTGTAAGAACATAGCAATGTCCTCATTCTTATTAAATCTTACTGTGCGAAGATAATAGGGATTGTGCCAAGCGTGAATACCACTAGCAGTTCCCAATACACAACTAGTTGTTCCTGAGGGTTTTATGCATGTTACACGTGCTGCTTCATTAGTTCCAATCTTCTCAGAAATCATAGAATTTACCACCTTAGCTGTGTGAGCAGCTAGTTCAAGATCATATTTCAAGATTTCACCTGAACCAATTCCTGTCATACCTATACCTAGGAGAGCATCTTTTTGTGTTGTTTGTCTCCAGATATCACGAAGGTAGTGAAAATCTGTAAATCCTGCTTGTAAAGTTCCAAAGAAAGCTGCTACACTCACTCTATCATTAAGATCTATCTGGTTTTCAATATCACTTACATTCACCTCACACAGGTTACAGAACTGATATGGACGCAAACCAATCTCACAGCAAGGATTAGTTCCCCAATCTTTATTGTTTGTCCAATAGATACCAGGCTCTCCAGATCCAGAAGCTTCTATTCTCTTCCATAGAGCATTAAACTCTTCTTGTCCTACAGAA